CGGTCAGCGTCAGGAGGTTATCGCGCGCGGACTTGGCCGTGGCCAGGTCAGAGTTCGCGGCATCGAGCAGCGGACGGTAATGCTGGGCAGCCAGCCAGACCCCGCCGGCGGCGCCCGCAGCCAGCAGCAGGATCAGCCCCAGGCCGATGCAGGCCACCCGCCAAGCGGCCGAGCTCACGCCAGCACCTTCAAAGCGACCGCGTACAGTGCCTGTCGATCAGCGGCGCCGTTCTGGCCACCGTTGATCTTGCTCGTGATCTTCGCGAAGTCGCCGGCATCGGCCAGGGTGTTCAGGCCCCTGCTCGCCCAGAACCAGGCGGCAGACATGCACGCGTACTGCGGCTGCTCGAGCAGCTCCGGCTGATTGACCAGGTCCAGGCCCAGAACATCACCGCACGCTTTGTAATTCGCGCGGCCGGTGATCTGGATCAGGCCTCGCCCGCGGTACTTGGAGCCATCGCCAGGCACGTTATTGCCGAGGTCTTTGCGGCCCTCATAGCCGGCCTGGGCAACGGTAGGCCCCCAGATCTCGCGGACCCAGCGCAACTGGCCTGACTCGTGGCCGACCTGGGCAATGAAGGCAGCAGTGCGCAGCGTGCCGACAATCTGGTACTTCTGCATTGCCGCGTTGAGCACGGGTGCAAAAACGCCGGCTTTGGCGCCGGCGTTCGGGAGGATCTGTAGCAACTGCTGCTGGGTGACGGGCATGGTTTTCTCCAGGTAATAAAAAACCCGCGCTTGGCGGGCCTCTGTGAAATTTGTATATCGGACTGGTTAACCCGGCCCGTTATTTACTCAATTGTTTGATAGCCTCGCAAAAATGGCTGGAATGTATAGCGTCACAACGTTTGTTGTGCCTATTGTAACTGCGTTTAATTGCCCCGTACTGAAGTTCCAAAGGCAATAGAGCTTTGCCGAGCGAAGCCGGGCGCCTGCCACATCCATCCCGAAGTTATTTAATAACAAAAAATCGCTAGTAGAAAAACTGTAGGGGGTAGCAAAGGTTATGACATCTTGCCCTTGCGAGTTTTTACTAGCAGTGACGTAATACCATGCGGCAGAGCCACTAGTAAACAAGGCACTTGGGGTTCCGCTATCTGCGATCAGTTTTGCTGAAGCATCCCATAGCCTGAAACCGTACCGGGCCACGGGGGCGGCTTGAAACGCGGCTGCAAAATATTCCCCACTTAAAGGCGCGGTATTGATGCTATATCGGATCATTGAGAACCCGGTCCAATTACCCGCCGCACCTTGGACTTGCGCCCACCCAAACCCCATTGAGCCGGACACGCGATCCATTTTAACAAAGACCAGAGGCGGCTCTTGAGTAGTTACTGGTCTCACGAAATTCGTATAGGAATTAAAACCGTCTGCGCCCGGCGTGAATCGGCCTGACGACATAATAGACAATCGCGAAAATTCCGAGTCTAGGGTAGTAACATTTCCGGAATTAACAAACTGCATTCCGTAGCTCATTACTTGAACCTCATAACTATTAATCGCTGGGTGCCACGTGCGAAGATCCCCTGTACTGCGGTGCGATGCCCCTTCCAAACCCGCACTACCCCATTCAGGACCTCCGGCTCAAATTGAATAGCATAGGGGTCCTGGGTGGCTGGGTTCGAAAGCGGGCCGAGCGGCACGACCACAGCACTGCAATTTTGCGGAGTACAGCCGGGCACTGGAAAGTCCGTGAATCCCCCAGTTTCGAAAACAAGTGTCGATAACACCACCCGCATCGTAAAAGAGTTTTCATCCAGCTGCAGGGCTCCATCCGCCCCCCAGGTTCTTATTCCATAACTCATGCGTTTAAGTCCCCCCACTGATAGCGCTTAACGCCGTTCTCATCATAAACCTTGCCGCCAAAGTTATTAATAACCTGTCTGGCTTTACCCCCTAGCGCGCCATTTATCTCAAATGTTCCGTCAAAAAACAGCTTCCAGCCAGTAGAGTTAGGTACGTAGTTATTTGACTGAATATAGTTTCCGATCTTCGCATTCGTTATTGACCCATCCTGAATAAATGCAGTCTTTATGTAGGCCGCATTATTCTGAACAACGAATGGATAGAAGACGTCAGTCGTATTCGGATCAATGATTGCAAGGCGACTGGCAGCAATCAGAACTTGGCTCGTGATGATCCCTTCGTTGTTCTCAACGCCGACGCCGATCCCGGCCAGATACGGCTTCCCGTCCACGGTGAGCTGGGTCTTGATGCTGTACATCGCGGCAAGCTCGGTTTTGAGCGCGTCGATTTCAATCTGCGCGCCGCCGCCGGAGTCGATCTTCTCAAGCAGATGTTGGCTGAGCTGAGTCTCGGTGATCTGGTCGTTGAGGTAGTCCAGAATCGGCCCGGCGTCGGCTGATGACTGACCGTTGACCGGGCCGTAGAAAGCACCCTCGTTGCCGATCCGGTCTACCAGGCGCGCCCAGAAGAAGAACCGCACGCCGGCGGCCAGGCCCATGATCGTCAGGTCGGTTTGCGGGTTTGCATAGTCGCCGAACTTCACGGCCGTGCCGATGACGTTGGTCTGGCTGTACCAGATCTCCGTGCGCTGCAGGTCGGCGGTGCTCAGGTCCTGCGGGATGCCCCACTTCAGCTTGATGCCGAACACGATCGACTCGGCCGTGAGGAATGACACGACGGGCGGCGGAGTAGTCTTGCCGGCCAGCACGGTCTCCATCGAGGTGGCGAACACAGACCCGATGTCGAGCGAGTTGATTGCCCGGACCTTGGCGACGTAGCGGCCGGCGTAGATACCGCTGACGTCGATTGAGTTGGTACCGGTGCGGCCGGCGAAGATCCAATCCCCGTCGTTCTTGCGCCAGTACACCTCGAAGGCGATCGCGCTCTCTGGACGATCCCAGTCGATGGTCATCACGCTGACCGCGCTGCCTTGGTCGACGAAGTGGTCGTTGCTCACCGTCACCGTCGCCGGCGGCTTCTGCACGCTTGGCGGGATCACGGTCACCGGCGGCCGCTCGATCTTCGTCCCGTTGTCGATCGCGTCGTACTTGCTCGGGTTATGCCGTACGGCGCTGATCGTGTACTTGATCTCCGTGTCCGAAAAGTCCTCAGCAACGGACATCACGCGGAACAGTTGTGTCGCCAGGGTTTTCGAGTCAATCGCCCACATCGAATGCGTCGGCGGCAGGTCATCCAGGCTCTCGGTCAGCACGACTTGCTGCACGTCAGCAGGAAAGCCGGTGGTGTCGAGGGTAATGCTGCCGTTGTCCCAAGTAATGCCTGTGCTGTCCCATGTCAGCGGATAACCGGCCGACTTGATCACCCGGGAAATCGCCTTGCCGGTCGGCATGATCAGTGTGATGGTGTCGCCCAGGTACGCCGTCACGTCGGCATCCAGCACCAGGGTGTTGAGCGTGGACGAGCGCAGGCGCCCGCCAATGCGGCGGCCGGCCCGGTCGTTGTCCGCGATGCGGATGATCTGCCCAGGGCGCGCCAGCGTGCCATCCAAGCCCACTGAGAAGCCAACGCTCTCTGTCTCCAGGCGATTGGTCAGCAGCGCCCACTTGCCGATCCGCTGGGCCTGGGCCTGGGACGTGCAACCCGTAGCGGTCATCTCGGTCTGCTGGATGCCGTAGCGTGCGATCCCCGGCTGATCGTCGACATACTGGACCTTCTGCCGGTAGAAGTCGGTCGGGTCGTTCCAACTCACCAGGCAGACGGTGTAGCGGCTTTTCTTGGCAGAGCCGAAGTAGCCGAACTTGCCGTCGATGACGTTGGCGTTCGAGTAGGTGTAGACCGGGTCCTCGGGAATGTCCGCCACCGCCATGACCGAGCCGGCCGCCCAATAGGCCATGCCGCGGAATGTCGTTGCCAGGTCCTGCAGAACCTTCAGGGCGTCGGCGCGCACCGACAGGTACAGGTTGCAGGTAAAGCGCGGCTCGGTGCCGCCCTTGCCGTCCGGCACCGGCTGGTCGCAGTACTGGCCAATCCGGTACAGCTCCCACTTGTCGACCTGGCCGGCGTTGAGCAGGTGGCCCAGGCCATAGCGGAAGTGCAGCAGCAGGTCGTAGAAGATCCAGGCCGGGTTATCGGTCCAGGCAGACTTGAATGAGCCATCCCACACCCCGTTGTAGGTGCGGCTTTCCGGGTCGTAGTTGCTCGGCACGCGGATGATCCGGCCGAACAGGTCGAAGGACCTGGTGGGGATCGATTGGAACTGTGACGCGTCGAACTGCAGGCCGATGATCGCCGAGCCCGGGTAGCGCAGCTTTGCGTCGATGATGTCGGTGATCGCGTCGATGTTCGTGGTGTCAGTGATCGACCCGCTGGTGCTGTTCGGCGTCAGCCGGGTGATACGCACCTGCCAGCCGCTGACCGCCGCGGGCAAATCAACGCGGTGCGAGCGCTCGTACTTGGTTGTGGTCTTCCCGCTGAATGCCGAGGCAAGTACCTGGATGAAAGGGCCGCCGTCGGTGGCCACCTCGATCTTGTACTGCACTGTGTAGCCGTTGGTATCGCCATTGCTCGTATTGGTCTGCGCCAGGCGCGGGACCGAAAGCCGAACGCGTACGGCGGACAGCTGCAGGTTGGTGACGGCGCGCGTCCACGGCTGGCCATAGCGAAGCTCGACGCCGACGCTGTTCTCGCTTTCCACGGCCGGAAAGCCCGGGATATGCAGCTGATCCTGGCTGCCGTAGCGCTTGTCCAGGGTCACGCCGGCGAAGTTGAGGCCGCCGTCGGCGTTGGCCAGCGGGGTCTCATCGAGGAAGACCGAACGCATGTCGTCAGCCAGGCCCAGGATCTCGCCCTCGCTGACCAGATCCAGGATTCGCGCGAAGGCTGTGCTCTGCAGGCTGTCCGGCGCCTCAACTGACGGGCGCGGCGTGGACTCGCCGCCCTTGCGGCCGGTGATTACTGTGTTGGTCATGGCTTTCCTTCGGGCGAAAAAATACCCGCGCTCGGCGGGCCTGGTGGCGAGGAAGAGTTACAGCTGGTCTTGCGAGTAGATACCGGCGCTGATCACCGAGCTGCCGACGATCATCCGGCCGTACAGCAGGCCGACGCAGCCACCCTGAACGCTGGTGTTGACCGCGCCGTTGAAGCTGTAGCTGGGGCGATTGTTGGGGCTGTCCTGAGCCCCCAGGCCCTTGGCTTGAGGGCTGAGCATTTGAATCACCCCCCCAATAGCCATTGCTGCGCCTATTTGGTAGAGGAATGGAGACGCGGCGGCAAACGGGGTGAACGAGAGCACAAAGGCGGCGGCCATCATTACCCCGCCGATAATCGTTTGCAGTCCTCCTGCCCGCTTTGACCCAGCAATAACAGGAACAATTCGGATTACATCTCTCCCGGTAGGCTTCTCGATATCCTGCTCCCCAATGTTTTCCTTTCCATTGAAGATGGCGAAGCGAAGGCCTTTGTCTGAGCTCTCAAGCATATGCTGCTCGAAACCTGGAAACTGTCTGAAGTATCCCATGATGTCTTTAAAGCCGGCGTTGGTAGTAAATCGATGCCGACGGCCGAACTGGCGGGCTAGCGATCCTGACAGCAAGACGGTTTGCATTTTTTCAGATGTTTGGGACATGTTTTCCTCAACCAACAAAAAACCGCCAGAAGGCGGTTTTTGTAGACGTTTGGCTTATAAGCACTTTTTCGCAGATTCAATCCACTTATTCCAAGTGCCGTTTCTGACATACACATTGACCGATGATCCTGCCCCTTGTGCTGATATCTTTGCCATGACAGGCACCCCGACCATGTCGATTTTCAGAAGCAGTCTGTATCCATATTCTGTTTCGGTGGATGAAACATCTTCATTTAAATCCTGCCACGCTGGCGCCAGGCACCTGGCGTAATCCCTCGGGGACTTCGAAGAGGCAGATTTGAATGCTGGTCCGCCCTTCTCGAGGTCCGATACCGAAACACACCCTGCCAACAAGGCCGCGGCCATGCCCCCAATCAAAATCCGCATAACATCAACTCCTTGTGAGATCGGCAGACGATAGCATTTCGATCAGATGGGCGCTTCCCGGTGCCGCCAGTAGCTGACGGTGACCTCGCCCCAATACCCGCCGTAGGTGTCGCGCTTGCTATCCCGGCCGTAGAGGTGGTGCAGGATCGACCCGGGCGCCGGGTAGTGCTCCGGCTCGGTCTTTAGGACGCCGTCTGCCAGGTACACGCCAGCGTGGTTCGGCACCTTGGAGCGGACCTGCATCAGCACGATGTCCCCGTGCTGCAGCGTGGACACTCGCTCGAAGCCGGCGGCCGGCAGGTTCTCCAGATACAGGTTCCCACCCTTCTCCCACCAGCCGTCCTCACGTTCGTAGTTGCCCAGGTCAATGCCCATCTCGCGTCGGTAGAAGTCGAGGATGATGCTCAGGCAATCGTGCACGCCGTGGGCGAACCGGCGGCCGATCAGGGGTGCCTCGTAGCCGACGGGCTGGAAGCTGACCATCTCACCGGCGATCACCGCGCCGTCGGCGCCCTGGCGCACCTCGAGGATATGCCAGGGCAGGCCCGACGCCTCGCAGGAAACCCTGTCGGCATCGCTTGGCGTGGCCGGGTAATCCGGGTGACTGTGCACGACCGCCAGCACCTGGCCCTGATCCTCTGCGGCGGCGTAGTCCTCCGGCGCCAGGCGGAAATGCTCGCTGGGCGTCGACGCGGTGTTGCGGCACGGCACGTAGAATTCCTTCCGGCCGGCGCGCACCAGCAGGCCACAGCACTCTTTCGGGTACTCGGCCAGGGCGTGACGCTCAATCGCTGCCCGGGATGCTTTGTTCATAGATCAGCTCCTAATCAGGCCGGCGGCCGGGAATGAGCCGTAAGGCAGCGGGTTGTTCTCGCCGGAGCGCAGCTTGCAACTGCTGAGCCGGCCGCCGCATTTGTCTTTCGCTGCGTCGGTGACGATCAGGTCGTTCTCATCTGCCACCGGCGGCCCGTTGTACCCACAGTACGGCCCGCGGTACCCGCCGCAACTGAGCCACCAGCAGACGTTGGCGACGATCTGCCGGCGGGGCAGCTGCACGCCGTTGAAGTCCAAGGCCGTGGCCAGCTCGAACGCCACGGTTTCGTTGTTCTCGGCGGACTTGCGCTCGACGTACCAGATGTCCGGCGGCAACTCTTCCTCGGGATCGGCCCCCGGCTGACCATCCAGGTATTTGCCCAGCGTCCGGTGCCGGATCAGCTTCGCCCCGACCAGATCCTCGAAGTAAAGGACAAGCGCAGTGATGAAGCCGCCCACGTTGCCAACCGACAAAGTCGGCGTCGGCTGGGTGCCCTGCCCTGTCATCTCGAAGCCCTCAGCCTTAATCGGCCAGGGCGAGTACTCGTTGCCCTGCCAGAAGATCGAAGCCTGTTGCGGGTAACCGTGGAAGCGATAAAGCTCGGCACCCAGGGAGGTGGCGTCGAGCTCGAAAAGCTCCACCCACGCGCCAGGCTCCAAGGTCTGGATATCGGCAGTGATCGGCATGGTTTGTCCTCGGAAAAAGGTTGAGAGCGACTAAGAGGCTGTCTTTTCAAGGGCGGCCAAGCGCGCCTCGAAGCCTGCTGCGATGAACAAACACAGCTCATCGACCCGAAAGCTGTAGCGATCGCCTGCCGGCGTCTTGACCTCAACAGGTTCCTGGCCATCATCACCGCCAACAAGGTCGACTCGCTCATCCCAAGTGTCGTGGCAGATGAACCCATAGTTGAATGGATCAAGGTCGTGCGCTTGCATGACTTCAATTGCACGCTGGACCGTCATGCCGATGTGCTCACGCGCGGCGAAGCCTTTTTCGTTGATAGCCGACAAGAACCGATAGGCGCCGATCTCACCCGCAAGCTGCTTCGCTGCAGCGAGCTCGTCGGTAGCCAGGGTCCTGACGGGAGCCTTCTCCCGCGCATCCGAAGTACTGATCGCCCCTGTACCGGCGTAGATAACACGAGAACGCAGGCTCGCCGCTCCCAGGTCATAGGCGTTATCTGCACCGGGTTGCAGGTGACCGGCAGAACGCATCTGCCAAGCGATCTTGGTGCCGCTCGCATCACCTGTCGTGAACTGGATTCGGCCAGGCACTGGCCCGCCTGCGGCAGGTGCTCCATCGATGACACAGGAAAAAGCACCTGCGGGGTAGTAGGCACTTCCGTTGTGGGCAAGGAATTGGAAGTAACCCATGGTGTCATTATCGGCAACTATCGTAGGAGCAGATATGGTGCCGCGGGCCCGATGAATGTTGAAACGAGCCGCCGTTGAGCAAGACATGAACTCAGAGACGAGAGCGTCGTCCTTGGCGATCGAGATCGCCGCTCCGGTCCCAACTGCCGAGTGGGGAACCCCGCCAGTAATAATCGTCCCGGAGGTCTCGGTAAGCTCAATACCTGTGAATTTCGCGGTACTGGTGGAAAGGACCGGCCCAGTCAGAGAGCCACCGACACTGGAGAGCTTGGCATCGAGCGCCAGTTTCAAATCGGCCTGATCTTTCAGGGCTCCGGTAACGCCACCCCAGACGGCGCCGGCTCCAGAAATGGTGATATCGGACGAGCCGTCAAAGGGTATGCCGTTGATCTTGCGAGCGGCGGCCAGCTTGGTTGCAGCACCCGCCGTACCACCGACTGCCAATTTGCCGTTGAGCGCGGCAGCCAGATCGGTTTGATCTGTCAGGGTTCCGCTAACACCACCCCATGCCACGGTTGAGGACGGAAAATTGATATTGGCAGTCCCGTCGAAGGCCACTCCGTTGATCGTCCGTGCCGTCGCCAGTTTAGTGGCAGATACGGCATTGGCTGTTGTGTCGAGCTTGCTGCTACCCAGGTCTGTGACCTGCTTCTGGAGTTTACCCAGCGCCGCCAGAAGTGTGTCAGTTGTCACGATCACACCGCCAGCTGTCAGCGATAATCCCGTAAGCAACGCACCACTGACGGCAGTTACAAAGTCACTGATCGTTGTGGATAGCTGAGTTCCTGTGTGCGTCGAGCGATCCCTGAGCTGCGCATCTGAAGCGTTCGCAGTGGCGCCAGAGGCTACACCTGAAAGCTTGGTTTTTTCTGGGGTGGTGAAACTTTCCTGAGAAAGCCCCAACCCCGAGGCCTTATCTATTTTCTGGTCGATTACGGCCTGCTGCTGAGTGGTGCGCTGGTCAAGCTCGGCGAAGTTCGCATTGATGACGATGCCGCCCGAACGCAGGTTTTGCCCGGTACCGTCATTCTCTTCGGTGCCAACGTTGAGTGGGACAATACTCATGGGTGGAATGCCTGTTCGAAGGTTGCAGTCAGGTTGTAAATATCGCCGCCCATCGCCCGCGGCTGGTATTCGGCGCACCGGTAAAGGGATTGGCCGCCGAACGGGTCAGTCCAGTAGAAGGCAGTTGCGCCGGCCTGCCGGTCGAGGAAGTCCATAATTTCCTTGATTCGGGCCTTCTTGCCCGAAAAGGTCAGTGGCCATGACTGGGTTCGGCTATTGATCCCGTCTTTGGCCCGCTGCTCGTAACCGTCGCCGAACTTTGCCGACTTCGTGCGAAAGCTGATGGTCGCTGCCGGATCGTTGTTTGGGGCCCAGGTGAATGTTTCAGCTGCCATGACTTCTCCTGGCGAAAAAAAGCCCCGCATAGCAGGGCTGGATTTACGATCGATTGTTGATGGCGGCCCAAATCTGACCGCCCGGGCGAAGATCCTTCGCGATCTGCTCTTGAGCACCCTGCTTTGCAGATTTTGCGTATGCCTGGGCCACGGCCTGGCCGTCCTGGGCGCTGGAACCACCCTGCCCGTCAGGCACTGCGAAGCTCTGCTGGATGACCACCTGGTTGCTGCTTGAGCTGCCACCGCCGCCGATCGTTCGCACGCCAAGAGAGCCGTCAGAAGTCCGCGTCAAAGGCATGATCGCCTCCGGACCAGCCTCACCCATCACCCCAGGCTTACCGCCGACCATGCCGAACGCTGTGGGCTTGCTGACAATGGAGTTGGTGAAGGCCCCGCCGTCGGCGAACATCTGCACGCCGCCACCCCATGCGCCGCCTTTAGCCTGCGGGAAGTAGGTGCTGGAGTACCCCGCCTGGGTCGAGCCGGCGGAAGTCGCTCCCCCGCCGGAGTAGGCTGAATATGCAGACGAAGCAATCCCAAACAACGAGCTGAGTGCCGACGATGACGCCTGCCTGGCTGCAATCCTCGCCATGTCCGCGAGAATCGATTTGGCGAAGTCGGAGAACGACAGCTTCCCCGTCAGGGCGAAGTTCACGACAGCATCTTCCATGGAGCTGAAGGCGTTGGTGAACAGGCTCTTGGTCTGCCCGGCAATATCCCTGGCGCTGTCCAGGTAGTTGGCCCAGGCCGACGAGGCGCCCTTGGTCCAATCGCCTTGTGCAGCCTCCACATCCACGTAGTTCTGCCTGATCTGATCGGTCGCGGCCTTGTTCGCATCTGCGAGGGCTTGCGATTTTCGGCGGAACTCTTCGGGGTCCATCTTCCGTGATGGGTCGGATTGCTGATTTGCAAGCTCCAGCGACTGCTGCGCAAACCGGTCCTGCTGTGCATTCAGTTCGGCGGACAGGGCTTTCTCTCGATCACCCTGGCCAACCCCGACAACGGCGCGTTGGCCGGCCAGGGCCAGGGCCTTCTGCTGCTCGCCAAGCGCCTCGACGTACTTCTTGACCGCGAACTCTTGCTTCTCGAGGCGCCCCTTTTCGTTCGTGGCCAGGACGGCCAGCTCACTGTCGGCATCCTTCTGCGCTTTGACCATTGCGGTGCGGGCATCGGCAATCTTCTGATCAAGCTGGATGCGCTGGGCCGCCGATGTGCTGGCTTTGCCCTTCGTAGCCTCAAGCGCAGCGATTTCCGCCTCATAGCCGGCGGTCACCTCGTCGCGCTCGTTGCCGATCATCGCTTGACGCTTCAGCAGGTAATCGGCCTGAGAAACGAGGCCGGCTTTCTGTGCAGCATCCAGTTGCTTCTGGGCGTTCTTGTACTCGTCGACAATCCCGGCCAGGTTGTTTTTCGCATCATTGAAAGCGGTCATGTCGACTGCGGTGGATGCGGCCTTCGGATCCTTGAATCTGTCGTTGATGCTCGCAATGTTCCTGTCGATAACGGACTGATTCAGTCGTTCATCATTCGGACTGGCCTTGCGTATGTCATCGAGTTGACGCTTGTACTCCTTGATTGCCTCGGCGCGCTTTTGCTCATTGGTCATCGAAGACTTGGTGAGCGTATCGACCTTCTCCTGAGCCTCTATCGCAGCCTTCTGTGCAACGGCCTGGTCACCAAGATATTTGCTCTGCCGCTTCTCGATCTCGATATACGACTCAAGCAAATTCAATTGCTTTTGATCTTCGTCTCGAGTTCTTCCGACCTTCGAGAGATCTGGATTGTCCTCACCAAATATGGGAAGGCTCGAGTAAGCGCCTGGACTTGAAAGCTTCTCACGCAAGGCCTGGGCCTGCTGAGCTAGTGTCTCTTGTCGACCAATATTCAGAGTTGCATCGAGGGCGCCCTTGGCGGCATCGCGTACCGAGTTCCACCCCTTCTCGATGACTCCAAGGTTTTGGGATATTTGTCCTGCGCGAGTCTGGACGGTGTCTGCGTAGGTGTCGGTGAGAAGCTTGGCCGCTCCGATGGTGTCGCCCTGCTCTTTGAGCGCGATTATCTGGGAGTACACCGAGGCAGTCAGGAAGTGGTACTGGTCATTCAGCGACTTCGCAGCGGCCACCGGGTCATCGGCGATCTTGACGAACTCAGCCACTGTTTCGTCGACGGACTTGCCGGTGGCCTTCTGCATCGCAAGTGCAGCTTCGGATATTTCGACGAAACTGCCACTGGCAAGCTTTCCGTTACCGGCCAGGGTGGCAAGAACTTCGGCAGCCGCACCAGTAGTTCCGGCGGTTGCACTGACCTGGCGAGCCATGTCGGCGAGCTGGCCGGTGCTTGTGCCCGCGTAGTTGCCGGTCAGGATCAGCGACTTGTTGAACTCCTGCCCCTCCTGCCCCCCCTTGACGTAGGCGTAGGCGAGCCCGACGACGGCACCAACAACCGCAGCAATTGGACCGACTATAGCAAGCAGGCTTGCAGCGCTTACCCCTGCGCCGGCCCCCAGTTGCGCGATCGCGCGCGCACCACTTCCCCAGTCGCCAGAGGAAAGTGCATTCCCGAGTTGAGTGACATTCTCCTTTGCTTTTCGCGAACCAAGATTCAGCGAATCGAAGCCCGACTTGGTCTTCTCAAGGCTGGACCGGTCGCTGCCGATCTTGGCCAGTGCGTCAGCGTACCGGCTTGCGTCGATCTGTCCGGCCTTGTGCAGGTCGTTAAGCGCCTTCTCCTGGGCCTCCAGCTTGGCCAGCTTGGCCGTTACCGGGTCGATGCTGTTCACGGTGCGCTTGAGCGCTTCGATCTGACGGTTTTCAGCCTCGATCAACCGCTGTTTCTGGGCCGTCTCCTTGGCCTCGGCCTTCTCGATCTTTTCGTAAGCCTTGCCGAGCTGGTCCTGATAGCGGGCCTGCTCCTCAATCGTTACAAGGCCGCCCTTCCTTGCGCGCTCCAACAGTCCCTCAGCCTGAATCAACTGCTGAATGCTGTCGATGTTGCCGGTCATCGCCTTGTCGAGCTGGCTGATAATGGCGATTTCGCTGGTAGCGCTCTCGGTAGCCTTGCGGGTTGCCCCTGCCTGCTTCTCTCTCGCAGTGGTCGACTTGTCGATGCCCTGGGCGACGTCCGCTTCCGCCTGGGAGATCTTCTTGCCGGTATTGGCCAGGCCGTCACTGGCCTTGCCGAGGTCGACGACGGCCTCTTCGGCCTCCTCAGCCGCGACAACCAGCTTATCCAGGTCGCCGGCGGCCTTTACGGCATCCGACGACTCTACCGAAATGCCCAGCGATGCGAAGTTGGTGGTCATGTGCTCTCTCTCTGTTCCGCCATCACCCGCAGGGCTTCGTTTTCCATGTCACGGATATCGCGGAAGATGCTTTGCCGCTCGCCGGCAGGCACGCCGCACAGCCGCATAACGCCAGACAGAACGCCGTAGTCCAGTCCTGTTGCACCGCACGCGCCGACACGCCACTGAGTGGCCATTGCCTCGAAGACGGTGAACGCCGGCCAGCTATCTGGCCACACGCCAATTTCTTCGACCGGCACGTCCTTGCGCGACAAGCCGAACGCAGCCAGATCTGCATCTGACGGCCCCGGCTCATAGAGGGCTCGTGCGGCGCTTAGGAGTTTCCCAGGCGGGCCTGGCTGAATGCTTCGGCGTAGGCCTGCAACACCGCGGTGGGCGTCGAGACAATCGAGCTGACGAGGACCCGGATGTTCTGCTCGGTAAATTCCTCTTCGAACCCCCAGCCGACAACCACGGCCTTGATCTGATCCACTTGCAGATCGATCTGGGCAGCGGTGAACTCCTTCAGGCTCATCTCCTCGGCCTTCTGGCCAAGCTCCTTGTTGCGCTCACCCCACTCGGCGTAGAGCTCGGCAAGGGCAGTGCGGTCGAGATACTTGAACTCGAACCCCACCTTCACCGGCTCGCCGCCAACCTGCGGGATCAATACGTCGGCCTTGAAGGTCGGGTTCTGGATCAGCGTGAACTTGGCCATGGGTTACACCACCGCCGCGTAGCGAGTTGGGCGGCCGGTCAGTGCAACGCTGATAACCCGGGTCATCAGGTTGTTGCGCGACATGGTCGGGGTCGCAGTGATCGACACGTAGCCGTTGTAGATGATGCTGTCGCCGCCTGGCAGGTTCAGGCGGAGGGCGCGAGGCTGCTTGTCGTCGTCCGCTTCCTCGCAGACAGCCACATACGGCTTCGATGCATCGTCGGCCACCGTAATGGTGACGGTGATCGGGTTCTTGGTGGTGGGCATCTGGCGATCGTCATCGTCAGCCAGGAAGCCGTAAGTCAGGAACTGCTGGTCGCCACCGCTCGAAGCGAGCTCGGTGATTTGCGAGATCTCGGTGAACGTGGTCACCTCGCGAACGGAGCCAATGCCGGATCCGGCCGGGTACTGCTGGGTGTTGGTGGTGTTGATACCACCCAGGGCGAAGGTGCCGCTGGCGATCTCGCCGACCATCAGAGCGCGCTCGTTGAGTCGGGTCCAGCCGGAGCTGACCACAATGATATCGCCCTCGGCCAGGCCATGGGCGGCTGCGGTGGCGACGGCAGGTTTTGCATTGGTGAGCGCGGTGAACGGAATCGCAGTGCCGTAGGCAGAAGCGATTTCGAAGGTGGCGCCGTTGGGCATTTTGATGCCGGCCATGGGGGTTTTCCTCGTTGCAGAAATGACAAAACCCGCTCAATGGCGGGTTCAGTGGTTTTGCCCAGTGGGCGGAATCAGTCGGTGTCGGCGCGGTACTGGAAAGACAATGGCACCGTATAAGTGGTGTCGCCCGGAATGCCTGGGCCCTGGTCGGGGGGCGTCAGGGTCACGACAGTCAGGCCGCTTTTCGTGTTGCGCTCGTACAGCGGGAACAGTGCCGTGATCTCGTCGGCCAAGGCGCCGGCCGGACCGCGGTACCCGCCAGCCGGAGTCACGATGCTGACCTGAAAGACACCGGTGTACAGCCGGTGATCGTCGCCCAGGGTGTTGCTGGCGGTGTCGGCCGGCAGCGTGAAGGCCCGAAGGTAGGTTTCGCCGTCCTTCGGCGCATAGGCCTCGTTCTCGACCACCACCTTCAGCGGTACAGACCTGGCTTTCGCCCAGGTGATTACCCGGGCCTCGTAAATCGAGGCAATGATGTTGTGGCTCATACCTGGTTGTTCCTGATGGCTTCGTCGACGATCTGCTGGAACCTTGCAAGTGTGACCCGGATCATTCCAGATGGCGCCTGTGCGCTATGTCCATATTCCAAGGCGACGCCGTATGGCAGATTGTTCACGATGTAGGCCGTCTGGCCAGCAGTCAGCGACTGCACCTGGGTGCGCAAGACCGCGATGGTGACATTGCCTGAAGGGTCGACCTGATCCAGAACGCCTTCTGCCGGCGCGTCGACACTGAACTGCCAGTTACCTCGGAACCGTCCGCCAACATAGCCCTTTCCGGACACCAGCCCGTTCACGTTGAAGTTCTGGTCGCGCTCAGCCTTCGTCAGTGGTTTGGCGTACTTCACGCCGCGCTTCAGCTTCCCTGCTTTGGTGAAGTTGCTTTCGTCCAGATTGATCAGCGTATTGCGGATGGCCACCTTGAAGTCGTAGCCATCGGCGGCCCTGGTGTTGGCCTGGCGGTGCACGACGTTGGCTGCCCAGATCTCAGGGTTACCCACG